ACCTACAAGTACTAGTTTTGTAGGTGGTATATATTTACCCACAGACTATGACGATTGTTTCTGGAATTATGACTTCCCAAGCGACGAGAAATAACAAGTGGCAAAAAAACAACGAGGCAAAACTCATCAAGTTTTTGAAAAATGACACTAAATCAAATCATCAAAAAAATACAAACGCAAGTCGAAAGCCATAAAATGGTCGGTAAGTTCTCTGTTGGCGCAGAGTACAACCTTGCAGTCGACGAAGTAAAGTACTATCCATTAGTTTGGTTAGTTCCTGATGGATTTGATTTAGCAACAGGTGAGAACAATCAATACGTCAATTATCGTTTTGCTATGTTAGTTTTTGATAGAGTATTCGAGAGCGAGTCGAATACCATCGAAATTCTTAGCGATATGGCGCAAATAATTATCGACGTAATGGCTCTCATAGACTATCATTATAACAATGATAGTGACTTTCAACTCGTAGTAAGTAGCACGGCAGAGCCGTTCTATGACGCAAAAACTGATATCGTAGCAGGTTATGGCATACAATTCCAAATATCAACTCCTTATCTCGCTGATAGTTGCGTTGTTCCTGTTTAGTGTTGTGTACGCAATGTTCACTTTCAAGCCTATTGAAAGAGAGCCGATGTACATTGAGACTATTTCATACTATCAAGATACTATTGAAAAAATACGATTTAAGAAACAATTGATTCGCGATTCTATTTATAGATATGATACGATGTATGTTGATACTTTTTCTCGTACTAGTGCAGGACTTGAACGCGCAATTGATTTGCATAGACACATCGACTCTATCACAAGCGCAACACTATCTCGTTGAAGGAGCAAAAGCAAGACGCAAAGTATTAGACTATCGTCGTCTAGTTTTACTCGATTCTATCGAAATCGCACAAATAGACTCTATTCGAACAATTCAATCACGAACTATACAAACTCAATCAAACGAAATTGAGTCGCTTAAAACGCACGAGAAGACGCTAAAATCGCAAATCGTAGTCTACTCTATTATTGCTTTTGTGATTGGTATACTTTTATGAAAAAAAATAACGTAGTAAGAATTGAAAAACCTTGGGTAGAAACGAAAGTACTTCTCATCTCTGACTTGCATTGGGATAACCCAAGATGTGATAGACAACTTTTGAAGAAGCATCTTGATGAAGCACTTGTAGGGAATAACGATATTCTCATAAATGGCGATTTGTTTTGTTTGATGCAAGGCGCATATGACCCGCGCAAATCAAAGAGCGATATTCGAGAAGAACACAACGTCGCAAACTACTTCGACGCTATTATCAACACGGCGGTTGATTGGTTTGCACCTTACGCACATCTCATCAAGTTAATCGGTTATGGCAACCACGAAACCGCAATCTTGAAGCGTCAAGAGACAGACATAATCGAGCGTTTTGTCACTTTGCTCAACCACAAGTGCGAGACGAACATACAAGTAGGTGGATATGGTGGATGGATACGCTACAATTTTGACGATGGAAGTTCACACAAATCTTTCAAGATTAAGTATATGCACGGATTCGGTGGCGGTGGTGCAGTAACTCGTGGAACTATACAGCACAATCGTATGAGCGTAAACGTAGAAGGTGCTGACGCTATATGGATGGGACACGTTCACGAAGACTATGAGTTGACTTATACGATAGAAGAGTTGACACAACACGATACGGTAGTTCATCGAGATATTTTGATGATTCGTACAAGCGCATACAAAGAAGAATACGGAGATGGTTCAAAAGGTTGGCACGTCGAGCGCGGTGCATCCCCAAAGCCTATTGGTGGTCGTTGGTTGATAATGAAACCGCACAGAAAGGCAGAAACAAAGCGTATGATTTACGCTTATACACACAAGACTCTATGATACTACGCGTTCAAATAGTACACGAAGAAATCAATCAAAATGGGTTTCAAGAAATTGGTATAGAACCTGACATCATTGAATATCTCGAAGACGGATACATCAATCTATCACACGTCGTTGCTGTTAGTGCATATCACGAACACACACAAATCTTTTTAAGTGGCTCTCATTCATTGATAATTGATGAAGACTTTGATACTTTTGTAAGCAAATGGAGAAAGACGCAATAAATCCAAATCACTATAAGACAGGCGATGTAGAAGCAATCGAAGCAATCAAAGCATCAATGACACACGAAGCATTTCTAGGCTATCTAAAAGGCAACGTCTTGAAATATGTGTGGAGATTTGAAAAAAAGAACAAACTCGAAGACTTAAAAAAAGCCAATTGGTACTTAACACGACTCACAAATGAATATCAAACAAGTAGAGTTCAAGGGTTTTAATGCAGAAGAAACTCACAAGAAACAAATTTATTTACATCACACAGCAGGTGGCGCTGACGCTATATCTACATTTAAGTTTTGGGATGCTGACGCAATCAAAGTAGCGACTTGTTGCGCTATCTCTCGCAATGGACAAATCGCACAAGGCTTCTCATCAAAACATTGGGCGTATCACTTAGGTCTTAAATCATCTCATTTCAAAGGTCTACCATACACGAATCTTGACAAGAACTCAATCGGTATAGAACTTTGCAATTGGGGTTATTTAACGCAAAAAGGCACTAAGTTCTACAACTATGTAGGCAAAGAAGTTAAAGATGTATGTAAACTTGACGCACCTTACAAAGGCTATCAATACTTTGAGAACTACACAAAAGAACAAATCGCTAGTACAAAAGACTTGCTTTTGCTATTTAGAGAAAAATACGCAATTGACTTGACGTACAATGAAGATATATGGGATGTCACAAAACGCGCTCTTAGTGGCAAAAATGGTGTCTATACTCATAACTCAGTACGTGCTGACAAGATAGATGTGTATCCACACCCACTATTGATTGAAATGTTGAATGACTTTTAAGGATTTTTTAGACGGCTTAGGTGAACGCGCTGACTCATTTGTAACTCAAGGTGATAGTGAGTTGAATCAAATCATTGCAAACTTTTGGAATCGCGTCACAAAAGAACTACAAGCAGAACTAGACAAACCTAAAAGAAGAGGTAAGTTTACATACGATTCAAACGCTAGTGGTCGACTACGTCAATCTATTCAACCTTTAGAGACAACAAGAACACCTACGTCGTTGACAATGCGTCTAGGTATGGAAGACTACGCAGAGTATGTAGATGCAGGTCGTCGTCGTGGTAAACGCCCACCTGTTAGCGCAATCGAGCAATGGCTCATAGATAAAGGCATTCAAACGCGTACAACTAAAAAAGAAAATGTCAATGTAGCACGTCGCAACAAAGCACAAGCAATCGCAAATGCAATAGGTCGTCGTGGCATCAAAGGCACTAAATTCATACGCAACGTATGGAATCAACAACTTCTTGACGGCATTTCTGATGAACTAGCAACTAAACTAGGCAACAGAATTTTCTCGATAGAAATAAAATAAATCTTTCTCTTTTGTTTGCATATTGAAAAAATAGTTGTACTTTTGTGAAGTATGACTAACATAGAAGCAATTCAACAAGAGTTAAAGAGTAAGCGTTATCACGGTTTACAAAAGACAATTCAAGAGAGAACAGGTTTGTCTCTTCCTACTATTCGTAAGTACTTAAATGGTGATGTGTATCACCCTACTGCAATCAAGGTATTCAAGACGGCAAAAGAAATCATTGAACAAATCGAAAACTAATATGAACAAAAGTGAATCAATCAAGAACATTGGACTCGCATTGTGCAAGTTTCAATCATCAATCGGCAAAGTTTCTAAAGAAGCAAACAATCCGTTCTTCAAGTCAAAGTATGCGTCACTCGCAAACATTCTAGACACTATTCAAAAGCCTTTGAGTGAGTGTGGTCTAGCGTTTGCGCAACTACCTGACGACGACGCGTTGACTACTATCTTAATTCACAGCGAGAGCGGTGAGTGGATTGAGTCATCGTACAAGATGCCTGTCGCAAAGCAAAACGACCCACAAGCAATGGGTAGCGCAATCACTTACGCACGACGTTACGCTCTAGGTGCAATCTTAGGTCTTAACATAGACGACGATGACGATGGTGAGAAAGCAATGGGTCGCACACCACAAAAAGAAACCTTGACACCTAAACACGCTAATTGGCAACGAGCAATCGAACACGTCACTCGTGGTGGTAAAGTAAGCGACATCACTCTAAAGTACAACGTGAGTGATAGTGATTTGAAATTGTTGTCTAGTGCTAAATGAATGAGCGAAAATGGTTACGACTACATTAAATGAAGAGCAATGGCTAGACTTGCGTCGCTCTCGATTCACCGCTTCACAGATTTACAAGTTGATGGGTACTCCGAAAAACAAATCGGAGTACTTGAGCGAGACAGCAAAGACTTTTATTTACGAGAAAGGTGCAGAGATTCTGACAAATCAACGCGCAGAAATATATGGTCGCGCTCTCGATTGGGGTAAAGAACACGAGAAACAAGCATACGAAGCGTTTGACCCTTTCAACTCTCTTGCTACTTACTACGGAGGTGAGACATTCGTCTTCATCGAATACGGTGAGTTTGGTGGTTATTCACCCGACGCGCTAGGTGATGACTTTATCGTTGAGATAAAATGTCCTTTTAATAGCGGTATTCATCTACGCAATTTTTCAATCAAGACAAACGAAGACTTAAAATCGCTTCATAGTGAGTACTATTGGCAAATGCAAATGGGTATGATTGCGTCTGCTTGTGAGAATGCGTTCTTTGTTTCGTATGACCCTAGAATGCCTGACTCGCACAAGAAGCACATAGTGAATATCACGCTTGATGACGTGAAAGATTTGATTGATGAGAAATTGTACTACGCAGGTCATATGCTTAATAATGTCATAGAATTGTCATAAAACAAAACAAATAGAAAAAAAGTTTTCAAAGTACTTGCATTTATGGTGGGTGATATTATCTTTGCTATATGAAAACGACACAAGATATCAAATTCAAAAATGTACAAGTAGGTGACATCGTTACTTACTATTCAGATTTAAGTGGTTCAATTAGCGAAGCGGTTGTAAGCGAAGTGAATGACAAAATGTTTGTTTTGACTACTTTAAGTTATTGGCAAAAACCTGACGGCGTTCATTCTTTTAGTGAAAAGAAAATGAATTTTCACAAGAGTGGTACAAAAAGTCATCACAGATACACACACGGAAACGCTATCGAAATTACAAGTTCTGTAAACATTATGGGGGTGTAAAAGCCCCCACTATTTATACAACTATGGCACTAGACATCATTTATCTAATCATTGGCACACCTGTTGCGTTTGCGATTGGGTATGCTCATCATTGCATCAAGAGAAACTCGAAGAGATTTCGTGATATGCCTGAAGCAACACCTTATCAATTCGAGAAAGACGAACCTATCGAGAATTTTGACGAGTTCTCGAAAGCACTCTATGACTTCAAATTCTATAAAGGCAAAGCAAAATGACACGCATTGTTAATGCTACCGTAAACGGCGCTACTGAGTATCGAGTATACTACAACCAGGAACTAGTCGCACGATTTGAGAAGAGAGTGTATGCTGAGTTGTTTGAGAATCGCTTGAAGAAATCTGCGTACATTCTCATCAACGAAGACAATGACATTGTGTGCGCGTTTGATTGTGAACCAAGCGTTGAAGAAGTGCAGTATCAACTAGAAGAATCGTATTCTATGACGTTGACATTGCAACCATTACAACCTTACGGCTCAATCTACAATCACATAGAAGTCTATGGTGATAACTTTCACGAGATAGTTCAAATCGTTAAAACTAGACTTATATGACACAAAAACAACTCTTAATATGGTATGGATTTATTCTATTAGCATTCGTACTTGGTTACATAAGCGCAAAAATCGATGAGCAGAGATGAACAATTTGAGAAAATGTATATGAACATTGCTCACGAAGTATCTACTTTATCTAGGTGTAATCGTAAAAAAGTAGGTGCAATCATCGTGAAAAATGGAAATATCATCTCATTTGGATACAATGGTACACCACGAGGATTCTGTAACGAATGCGAAGAGAACGATGTCACGAAAGACGAAGTCATTCACGCTGAAATGAACGCAATTCTAAAAGCAGGTAACGACGCTAGTGGTGCAATACTATACGTCACTATGTCGCCGTGTGTAGAATGCGCTAAAATCATCAAACAAAGTGGCATACGTCTAGTAGTATACAAAGAACTCTATCGCAATCTAGACGGCTTAA